AAGTGGAGCAGGTGGTATTAACAAACCAATGTCTCCTGCTGATGTTAAATTAGAAGAACAAAGATTACAGACCATAATTGATAATCAAGAAAAAGATATGCCTGAACCAGATAAACAACCATTTCAGGTAGGTAATTTTTTATCAAATATTTTTAATCCTACAGCTAAACGAAAAGCAATGTATAATGCTTCATTATTTCTTCCTGGTTCTAAAGATAGAATTACTAAATATAGAAAAGCATATGCTGATTATTTAGAAAGTATGGGAATTACTCCGACAGATGAATTGTTAGATACAGATAATTTATATGATTTTTTTGATAAACAAGCTTTTGAAAAAGGTAAAACAGTTAATACAGGTGCAGGCATAAATGAATTAAATCAAAAGATATATGATAAACTTGCAGAAGACATGGGTCCTTTTTCAAATGACCCATTAAGAAATCAATTTGAAACTCTTACACAAGAAGAGTTTATGGAACAAAATCCAGATCTTTTTTCAAAAGGAACTCCAACAGAAGTTCAAAGTTATGGTGATTTTATTTTAGAAAACTTTGGTTCACCTGGAGTTAAATTTTCTGGTGATGTAGGTAATAAAGAAGTTTATGTCAAAGGATATAGAAAAGACGGAAGTAAAATTTATGATGTTAGAGAAAAACGAGATGATAACGATGGTGGAGGCGGTATGTCTGACTATGAGAGAAGATTATTAGAATTGGAAAGACAAAACGCGGCATTAAAAAAAGAAGCTGAAACTCCAACTACAACACAAAATCCTTTTGCATATAGATTCTTTGCAGATGGTGGATCTGCAGGTGGTATCATGGACGCTGATATGATAGGTGGTATGATGGATGGTAACATGGACGAGATGGGTAGACAGATGTATGGTCTAGGTAAACTTGTTAAAAAAGCAACTAGAGCAATTAAAAAAATAGCTAAATCGCCATTAGGTAAAGTTGCCTTACTTGCTGGACTTAATTTTGCACCTACTTTATTTGGAAAAAAAACAGTTCTTCAAGGATTGGGTGGAATGTTTTCTAAAAAAGGTCTTTCAGATTTCTTTTTTGCAGGCAAAGATATGGCTTTAAAAAATTTAACACAAAAAGGATTGATGACAGGTATAGCTGGATTATCAGCATTACCACTTATATTTCAAGGAGATGACGAAGAAGAGTTTGATCCATACAGAGGACCAGATATTGATATTGCAAACATAAGATCAGATCCATATGGAGCTATGGGACAGGCATATAGATTTGCTGCTGATGGTGGTATCATGAGATCAGCTTACCAAGAAGGTGGAGATGCGGAGCCTGTAGCTAAAAAGACTATGCCATTGATTGATATGGATGGTAAAGAAAAGGACTACAGAGAGACAGGTGGTTTTGTAGACATGGGTAGAATGGAAAGAG